CTTGGAAGAATTGTTAAGATTGTGTCTTCTGTTTCTTCGTTACCGATCAAATCTTTAGCACTTAACTTGTGAGCAGTTAAGATAACTTCTGTAGGACGGTTACCGTTGTTTACTGGAGCAGTACTATCGGTAGTTTTTAAGTCATCTACAGCAATGAAGCTAGCGTAATCTTGTTCTGGAATTTTTGGCAAACGAACAACTGCGCTGCTCATTGACATTTGGCGGAACATTGGCTCAATAACCAATTCTCTACGCACGTCTTCCCAGAATTGTGTTACGAAAGTTGTTTCCCAGTCTGCACTGTTAACAGTATGTGCGCCAGGAATGTGTACTGCGTTGTTAGAGCTATCAAAACCTGCTGCTTTTTGTTTTAATGCTGCGCCGTAGTTAGTATCGAATACGTCTTTACGGACAATACGAGAAAGTAAGTAAGCTGCTGACTTCTCTTGGTCAGACACTGGACCTTGGTTAGCTAACGCATTAACTGGGTGAGCCATTTTAGAAGTTGTTTGAGCGGCAATAACTTCAGGCTTGTTAGCTTGAATAGCTTCTTGGAACTTGGTAATTGTCGCTGTCAAACCTTCAGTGTCTAAGGTTTTCTTAATGTCTTCTACGATAGTAGCTGTTTGAGCTTTAACCATGTCTGCAATAGCAGCTTTTTCTGCTTCTTTAGCAGCGGCTAATGCTTTAGCTTCGTCTTCAGCAGCCTTAATACGAGCTAATTCAGCTTGTACTGCCTTAGAAACTAATTCAGCGTCTACTTGTGTTTGATTTGTTTGGTGCTCTGCTGGTGCTGGCATTTTATTTCTCTCCGAAACTTTAATTGATTTTATAACCTGAAAAACTGCCTCAGGATTGCATGGTACACTTACTACGCTAATTTCTATTAGCTCCAATTTTGTAAGTATAAATGCGTCATTATCTTCATCGTACTCTAAGTCCTTTAAGCGGAAGCCTACAGAGAAGGACTTTAATACGCCACTGCGTACTGCATCGAAAACCTTTTCGTTCAACGAGCGTACTAACTTGATTCTAACAAATAACCCACCCTCTTTAGGCTCTAGATCCAAACAAGTACCAATAGGTTGTGTATGGTCATGGTAAGCTAATACTATGGGGTTCATTAGATAATTAGCACGGGCATCAGGGTCGGCCCATGCAGTAACTGGGATAATATCCCAAGCGCGGTCTTTGCTGCTGGTGCTAGCAAATCCCTCAATAGTAATTTCTTCCACATTAGAGTCATCATCAGCCTTGTTGATGATCTGGAAGTTATTACCGAACTCAATAGACTTGCCTTCTAGTTCAGCAAGAATTTCTAGTTTATTTATCGGCATTTGAAGGTCTACCTCCTACGGAAGAATCTAGTGCTGAACCTGCAATATTTGCAGGTATAATTAAGTCATCAGCGAACTCCGCGTCGTGTTTGCCATACCTAATCTCTTCTCTAGCTTCATTTCTAGTTAAGATACCAGAGTTGACTAAAGTCTGTAAACTTTGTGCTTTATTACGCTCATCAGGAATAAGGGCTGGAACCTCGCCAGTAGCAATCTTCATGTCTACACCAAAGTAGCGTTCTAGAGAGCTAACTATTCGTTGCATTAGTGGTATAACTGTAGCAATGTAGAATAATTTAGTTGTTTCCTGAATAGTTGTTGATGTGCCTGGATCGATTATGGTCGGTGGTATACCTAAAGCGTGGTATACTTTATACTCCCTATTCTTTAAGGATACATCATAGTCTAAGTCTCTATTGGTTTGTTTAGATAGGTTCTCTAAAGTAACGTCACCATCCAACACTATAGGCTTATTAGCACCAGTGTCTGGGCGGTAGCTGCTCAGTTCTCGCTTCAAACGTTCTTTAGTACGCTGACCCAATATATTCTTAGAGTGCAGCACTACACCCAATATAGTACTGTTCTTAAAGTAGTTACTCTGATAAGTATTCATCTTGTCAATAATGCCAAGAGATGTAAGAGCAGAGGAAAGAGGACTAGTACCGATATATGGGTTGGTAGCTGAACCGTATTTAATTCTAATAATTTCGTCAGGTTCAAAGTATATATCTACACCATTAGGGGTGTAGATTATAGACTCTACTAATCTGTTAAGTCCAGCTTTGACTTTAACGTAAATTACAGGCAATCTATACAAGTGTTTACCGTCAAAGTACAGGAAAGCATTGCCAGTAAGCATTAAGTCAATACCTATACCAGTAAAAAGCTCCACCCTATCTTGGTCTGGGTTAGGGGCTACGTTTAGAAGTACAGAAAGGTCGTTGCCTCTATAGAAAGGGAATTTTAATTTAGACGGTGGTACGTAGTTTGGGATTCTATCCTTAACGTCAATAGGCATTGTAGCAATAGAGTTAGCAATCAAGTTTACACCACGATTGACGCACTCGAATAAATTATACGCGTTATATAAGTTATTAGCATCCCATTGATTAGTGGTATGCTCTTGCCCATATCTAGAGTCGGGTTGCTCAGGCATAGCCTTTGTATTGTCACCCAACAAATTGAAGCTAAGTATCGACTTTATTTTGTTTAGCATTTTGTTTAGCAACCCAGTTCTTTTGTTTGTTAGCTGTAGCTAGTGGTGGAGATTCCCCATACACAGAGTGTAGCGCCTTGTGGTGCCTGTGGCACAGTGTGGCGCAGTCCTCTACCATTTCGCTCCAATAAGCTGCGTAAAATTGTTCTCTTAGTTCTTTGATGTGTTCAGGACCTTTGATAATAGTATTACCACTATCTTTCTTCCATTTATTCCAAAGTAGGTCCACAGTATTTAGTGGTGATACTCCAAATCATTAGTATTTCCGCAGATGTCACATTTATCTGCCTTTCGGTAGCGAGTTTTTATCCCGTCACGTACATACTTGACCTCTAACCTTTTGAGTTCCATTTTTGCTCCAATCTTTATACTCTTAATTTAACAATTTTTGAGTATCTTGTCTACCTCGTCGTTTAAGCCAGGTCAAATTCAAGTCTGTGGGAGTAGATACCATACCGTAGAGCGTCAGCTACGTGAATGAATTTGTTGTGTAGGAGTTTTTCTAGCTTAGATTTCTTATCCCAGGTTAAATTGCGAGATGTCATAATAACCAAGCCACAACTCTCAACTATAAACAGTCTCTGCTGTTGGAATAAGGTGTTGATGAAACCTACACCATCTACTACAGCCTTGTCTGCGTTTATACAAGTAATGTCATAAATCTCAGCCAAGTCATACCTGGTCTGTGCTGCCGCACTATCTATGTAAATACACTCTACATTGTAAAGACCCATAGTGTGTCTAAGCTTTTCAGCTATCTCAGCAGTAGACTGATGAGCTATCTCCCAAGCATCTACAACTACAGCAATAGTGCCTTTGTTTTCTTCGTGTTTAAGACATATAACAACACAGGCGGTAGGGTCTCTAAAGCCTATATCTAACCCTATTACGAACTCATCGAAGTCGTCTATATTGTAACCTCCATCACATAGTATGTTGTCGTCTCGGAACGCGCTAAACGCTTGACCCTCGAAGACTGTAAAGGTAGCCTCGTACTCCTGTTGGAAGATAGCGGCAGGCATACCTCTCTTAGCTTCCTCAATGTCAATAGGATTGGCTCTAGGGTTGTCCTTCCAAGTAGAGTGGATAGATATCCAACTAGGGAAGTCATCAGAGTAACCTCTATCATAGAACTCTTTGAAATAGTTGTCACCACGTGGGGTACTAATAAAAATACACTTAGAGGTCAGCTTATCTAGTGTAGGACGTAGAGCTATGTCGAAGACTTCCTTACCTCCTTCGTGAATAGCAGCTTCGTCGAACAGAATTAGGTCGTAGGAACGTCCAACAGCTGAGTCGGCTCTTTCAGCAGAAGCTAGTTTAATCATAGCCCCTGTCTCTGTTACTATCTCACGGTCGCGTACGTTTTGCTTCTTAGTGCTGATGCCTAGAATACCTATATTCTTTAGCTGCAGATCCCAGGAAATGTTAGCTAGGGAATAGTCTGGACAAATTACCAGGATATTAGCATTAGGTACTAACGAAACCATAGTTGCAATAATATTGGATACGATAGTCTTACCAGTACGACGGGACATACATCCAACAATAAAACGGTATTTTGGATTTAAGAAGGCGTTCATCAAAGCTATTTGTGGAGGTATAAGCTCTGTATACCCCAATAGGTTGGACAGCTTCTCAATATTGACTGTAGGGTACAACCTCCCGTCATAGCGGGAGATTTCAGTGCAGTCAATATCTGGACGTGATACTTTCATTCTTTAATAGCCTGTAAAATTGCAGGTAATCCAGTAACAACCTCTGAACCTATATTAACCTGAGTATTGCTTACCTTAGTAGGACCTTTGTTTCCGTGTTGTACTTCAGCTAGTTTGATCTGAAGCTTCAGTTCCTCCATTTTCATGGAGTGCATCAATTTAATGATTTCCACAGGGTCTTTACTGGTAGCTATCTCAGCCTCTTCTAGTTCCAGCATTTTGCTTTCTAGAAGTTCCTCCATCTTGGCCAAAGTATCGTGACTGGGAAA